GCACGTCGGCACCCGAACCCACCACGGACTTTTCAGCCCTGCGCCGGTACGTCGGTCGCATCCGTTTCTTCATTCACAGCCGGAGCCAGCCAAATAATTATTATTCGTCCTGCCGCTTTCGTACAGCGCACAGGAAAGACCACTTCCGCAGGCTTACGCTCCGTGCGGCTGCGAGGCAAGGGGCCACGCCTATGGTGCAGACGGCTGGACTCGAACCAACGACATACCTCCTGGCGCGGTGCTCTACCGACTGAGCTACGTCTGCATATTGCTCCATCCGGGCGGAGCCGAAGCCCCGCCCATCAGGAAAGAAGGGTGAAAAGAAAAAGAATGGAGATGCAGAGTTTGCCCCCGCATCTCCCATGATAAAGTGCGTTTTTTCAATTTTTCCACTTTTAAGTGGAATTTTCAAAATTTATTTTTCTGCAATATCTACCACGCAGGGATAGTCCGTCCTTCCCATCAGATAGTCCACCGACACGCCGAATTCATCCGCTATGCTCTTCAGCGCGTCCATCGTCGGCTTCGCCGTCCCAAGCTCATACCGGCGTATAGCATCTGAATTCAGCCCGCAGCGCTCCGACAGCACATACCGCTTCAGTCTCTTTTTCTCCCGCAGCTTTCTAAGCCGTTCCGGGAATTCGCTCATGTCAGCACCTCCTCCGGGAAAAACGTCTCCCGCACGCCCTTGCACTCCGCCACGATATAGCGCCCCTTCGGATGCACATACACCACCGTTGCCTTGCGCACAGGGTACAGATTGTCCTTTGTCGCCCCGGCGCCGGGGAACGGCTCCGGCATCGTCAGAAACCGCGCACGCACGATATCACCCTTCTGCATTGGCTCCGTCCTTTCGTTCACCGTAGGAACAGAAGTCCTCCGGCTTGCGCTTCTGCCAAGCCGCTGCGTGTACGTTGCCGTCCGAGTAAATTTTCAGGCAAACGCCCATGTCGTAGTGCTTGCAGTCCTTGCAGCGCACCACGACCTCTGCGTCTACGGTGGGAAGCTGCTCTGCATACTCCAACACCGTCTCAATGCCGTTGATAAAATGCTCGTTGGCGTTTTCTTCGTCACAACGGTTCGCCCGAATGGGAAACTCTTGCAGTTTGTCACCATCAATCAGCCGCATCGTTGTCACCTCCGTCCATCTTCGCGCCGCAGTTGGGGCAGTAAGGCGTGAGGTCAAACCCCACTATACGCCTGCACTTCGAGCACCTATAGCCACTAATAGGGTCTATTTTATGCACACGCGCCCACACCCCATGCACCACCGGGGTAACATCAGCAGCGGGGATCTCGTCCAAAAGCTGTTCTGCGGCGTATGCGTATTCGATATGCAACAACCTCTTTGCCTTTTCCCTGTCGATGTATTCAGCCATTGTCGTTCTCCTCCCCGTTGAACCACTTCCGCAGTTCGTGAGCGCACGAAACACACAGCTCGTAGTCGTTGTCGTTTATGTCGTTCTTAACTCGCCGCATACCGGCATAGGTGACGGAGTTAAACGGGTTGATCTCCGCTCCGCAGCGGTCACACACTCTCTTTGTTGCCATTGTCAGCCCTCCTGTTCCATGCCTCGGTTGCTTTTGCTTCCAGATCTTTGTCCGTCGTAGCCCAGTCGGGAAGCTGAGCGCATCGTGTCCACGGGTCATTCATAACGCGACCACCAACAGCGCCGCCACGCGCGTGGCAGGTGTTGCATCGGACAGAGTAGGTGTGCATTTCTACGCGCATATCAAGCCCATTCCAGCCCGCGAGACGAGACTTTCGCTCGACCTTGAGTTTTGTACCTCCGCAGAACGGGCAAGGTTTCAACTCAAACATCTTCTGCCTCCTCCACATAGCACCAGCTCTGCGGCGCGCGCTTGATCTGTAAGCTCTCGTTTCCGCAAGTGCCGTTGTTTCCCCGGTACATGGCGCAGCTTTCGCAGTACCAACTGTTTTGGCACGATCGGCGGAACTCGCTCAACTCTCGCGGCGCGTCGTAGATGCTCAGATCAGAGATATGCCAGCCGTAGCCGGTTCCCTTTAGGTAGTTCACAATTTCTTCCCGTGTCAGGCAGGCTTGCTTTTCTACGTCATCTGGGGCATGGTTGAGGGGCGCAAGCTCATAAATCCGGTCGCAGGTGAACTCGCCAGCAATATGCCCGTTGAAAACGTCCCAGATTTTGTCCGCTTCTGCTCTGCTATACCCTGAAATCCGGGTGAACTCTGTGAACCAATCACCACGGAAAACATCTCCCCACACAAGGAATGGCCTTATATCTGTGCAGTAGATATAGCACTTGAACGGCGTATCCAACTTCGGCCGCGTCTTGCGCACCTCAATCGTCTTTTCGCCACTGGCAATCTTCTCGCACCACTTCGGGCGGATGCTCAGCATAACAGCTTTACTCATTTTTCATCGCCTCCAATGCTTTCTCCGCCTCCTCATTCAGCGGTCGAATATAGCCCGCAGCAATATTTTCGAGAAATATGTTATAGGGCTGATGAAATACGATTCCGCCACGCACATAAGCAACCGCAAAGTGGATCCGTTTCATAATTTCCGGTCTCTCTGGGTCGCTTGTATCAAGCATTGAGCCGTCCGGCTTGCACGGCAGCACCACCAACCGACCATCCTTGTCGGCCTCGGCCAGCTCTTTCATCCTGTCTACATCGACGCCGTTGAACAGCGCTGCAATGATAGCCATATCCATGCGCATCGAGGTTACATCGGATGGCATCATGTGCGTGTCCTCGTAGGCGCTTTCAGCCGCTCCCAAACCTTCCGCTGGGAGCACTCGCCGTTATGCGGGCACGGAATTTCTTTGCATTGCGCGATGTCGCAGAAGTTCCCCTCAAATGTCAGTCGTTCCATCACTCCACCTCCTGCATCCAGAACTCACGGCGGCAGTCGTAGCAAATTATCGGAGCGGCATCTTTTTTCTTCGGGCACACGTTGTCTCCATAGACATCTGCTGGGCAGGCGTACAATACACTTTGACTATCAATCCTTGCACAAGGATAGTTGCCCAGAAACACGCTCTGCCGCGTTTTTCGTGGATGTGCGGCAGACCATTCCTCAACGACCTTAACGGCTTTTTCGGGGTTTTCAAACATCCACAGACAGCATTCGCTCATTACCGGTTTTGCTTCATCCACGCGGCATCCTTCGCAATCCGGCGAAAACGAATTACACATTCTTGCTCTTCCCTGCAAAAACTTCACAGCATCCATTTACTTTTCCTCCTTGCTAAGTTTCAGCCACGCCAAAAACTGTTCGTGGTACTTATGGTACTCGAAAATCAGACTTTCCCCCTTGCAGACAGCCCGAAACTTGTCGCTAAACGCTATCCATGCACAGCATACCAACCACCCGAGAAACCCGACGATGGCAACGCACAAAAGCCCTCCGCCCAGCCCACACACGATAATACCGATAATGCGAAATACAGCGTCCATCACATTTCCCTCCACTTGCACCCATCACAGGCGCCCTCGTGTGCTTGTTTGTACTTCCCGCAGTATTGGCACAGCTCGTTTTTCATGGCGTGCAATTCACTTTGCTCCTCCTCCACCGCTACGGTCTTGGCAAACTGCGCCAGTCCATCACTCATGTCCGCGATTTGCGCATCCCGCCGCAAAACGGTGTCCCGCAGGGCGGCGTTGGCCTGCAACAGTGCCTCGATGTGCCGCTGCTGGTTCTCGATCAGGTCAGCGGCGGCCGGAGCCAATACTTCACGACACGGTTCACGGCTTATCTCGTTCATTGGGCAATCTTCTTCGCAGTCTCGCCCCGGTTTTGCACAGCACCGCAGCGCGGTCACGATCTCATCTTTTGTCATGTCGTTTCCTCCTCAAAAAATATCCCAGTCGCCTTTCTCACCTGACTTCTCATCGCCGAAATGCTTTTTTGTCACGGCAATAGGGAATTGCTCAATTTCAGAACTCCACCGGCAGCACTCTGCTCCGTGTATTCTCGCCCAGCAGACGTTAAAGCCCGAAATGCCGTCGAACAAACTCCCCAGCGTCGCGCCCTCCGGCAAATACCGCGCCATACGCCGCAGCATCCAGTCCCAGAAGGGCAGGGCGATGGAGTTGCCAAGCGCCTTGTACCGTGGGCTGTCCGCACTTCCTTTCACTTTTATTTCGCACCCGCGTTTATCTGTTTTAACCCAATCCCCAATATCCGTCCATCCGGCCGGGAAGCCTTGCAGCCGTTCGCATTCCATCGGTGTCAGGCGGCGCACGACCATGTTCTGCACCGGGTATGTCTCTGCGTCCTCCCGATAAGCGCAGTTTGCCTTTGCCCGCAGCGTGTGCGCCACATCCGGGGATGCCCCGCACACCAACATATCGTTGTATGCGTCCTGCCCGTTGTAGCTCCCTGCATGAGCGCCGGGGGAAAGCGTTCCTGTCACATCTTGGTATGTCAGCGGCACTTGGTTTCCGCCTGTTCCCATTCGTGCCTGCAAGCTGGGTGCCTGCTCCCCGCACTCGCGGATGACGTCACAAGCGTGTGTCATGTCCAGCGCCACCACTGCGGGCTTATTCCCGCCGCACTCCGCGTTCAGCGTGGGGGATGTTTCTTCCTCGTATCCGATGCTGTGCGCCTTTTCGCTGTTGCCCAGCTTAAACCCGGCGCACAATACGCTGTCCCGTGCCATGCCGCCGTTCTCGTTGGCGTTCAAACTGTGCCATGCGCCATCCTGATCGTACACCCTTGCGCTCTGCGCGTCCCACGGATTCATACACGCAACCTCCGCGCACACCGCATGGCTGTCTATTGTGTTCAGCGTGTAGCTCTCGTCCGCTTTCCAGCCCTTGCCGTTGCATCCGGCGGTATCGGCGCGGTCAATGCAGTTCCCTTGCAGGCAGAAAATCGTCTGGTCGTTGCCCGTACCCAGCGTGCCGCTTTTCTCCGTCTGCACTAACGCGCCTTTTCCTCCTCCGTCACAGCCCCCCTGATGCGGACTGCATACGATGTTGGGGCCTCTGTCGGCGCAGGGGCTTCCGTCCGCTCTTGCGGTGAGGCTCCTTGCGACTGCTGGATTAAAACCGCTTTCAGCCGCTCTGGCAACTCTTTCCCCCGCCGCTCCGCTCTCCGTAATATCCCCAGACACGCTTTCGCGGTCAAATTGTATTTGGGCAGCGGATTCTCCTCCAAAATCTGCGACAACCGAGATTCTTCGGCGACGCTGTGGGGTCCCCAGACGGATAACATTTCCTGTACGGCTGTCTCGGATGGTTTTTCCCCAGTCCTTAGCGTCGTGAGTTCGCCAAGCGATAGACCACCCATCACCGTCAATGGCTCCTGCTTTTGTCCATTTCCACTTTTCCGGCAGTCCAGATAGAGAAAATCCTGGTTCTGCGATACGCGCAATTTCTTCCAGCACGGCGTGGAAGTCTTTTCCTCTGTTGCTGCTGAATGCTCCGACAACGTTCTCCCAAACGAGAAACCGAGGTCGGACCATGTTACCTGTCCGTCCATTCCGTTTGTCCTCCGCTCTCATTTCTTTTACGATGCGCACCTGCTCCATAAACAAGCCGCTTCGCGCTCCCGCCAAACCGGCGCGTTTTCCGGCGATAGATAGATCCTGTCTAACAAGGTGAACCACCTGTAATACACCAAATGGGTTCAATCTCTGCCCCATTTATTTTCGTAATATCGCCTAAATGTTTCACCTAAATCACCTCCTAATCTCCAAACACAACGCCGCACTCGTCCTTCAGCACGTCCTTGATGTGCTTCCGCTTGATGCGGCCTTCGTTGATCTCCTCCGCCAGTTTTTCCAGGCACTCGTACAGATACGCGATGCTGTGGGTGTCCCGGCTGTCCGTCGTCTCCTCTTGGACGTGCCAGCCGCATTTGTCCATCAGCACCATCGCCACCATGTCCATGTTCTCCCGTGTGCCTTGCAGCTTGCCACGCATAAAGATGCGGTCGTCCCTGCTCAAATGCTGTTTGCCCATACTTCAATTCCCCCACAGTGATACTTGGTTTTCGTCCGGCAGTACAAGCATTTGCTCCTGCGCCTTCTGGCAAAAGTCCCGGCTAATCTCAAAGCCGTAGCCACGCCGTCCCGTTTCCATACAAGCACGCAGCGTAGACCCGCTTCCGGCGCATGGGTCAATGACCACATCTCCGGGGTCTGTGAATATGCCAATTAGCCGTTTCAGCAGCACAACAGGCTTTTGCGTGGGATGAATCTTTGGAATGTCTTTCCCGTCGCGCCCCCACTCCTGCCAGTTGAAAACCATTCTTTTTTCTCCGTACATATCCGTGTTGCGGAACTTTGGCAGTTTGTCTCGGTACAACACCACGGCAAACTCTGTCGCGCCGACAATACGCATATTCGCCTTTAGAACCTGCGCGGAATAATTTTTGATGAAAAACAGAGGATAGGACTTCATAAAACCGTACCGCTTGCCATAGTCGATGACCGTCTGCATCTGCTCAAACGCGCAAAAGACAATCATAGCCGGTGCCTCGCCTGTTGCTTTCGGTTCTTTTTTCAAAAGGCGGGAGCAAAAGTGCATATACTCCGCGATTTTGAAATTCCCGTCTGAGTTGAAAAAAGACTTCTTGGCAAGGCGGCTTTCCCCGTTGGCGTTATCTCCGTCTTTGTACCACATAGGATTGCTGGCGTAAGCATTTGATCCGATATTGTACGGTATGTCCGCAATGACAAGCTGTGCCTTGGGAATGTTGTACTTCTTGAAGTTTTGGAAATTATCGTTGAATAACTGAACTTGCTGTTTACCCATTCCCGTCGTCCTCCGAAATGTGCACCACCTCGTACTTGCTGTGCTGACGCTTGCCGTACATGGCTCTGCGGATGCCGCGCTCCACGGCCTCGTAGGTCATGTGCGCATGTTTGGCCAGCTCTGCGATGCTGTCACCCCAGTACAGCGGCAGGCGGAACTTGTCGTTGGTGACGATCATATAGACGTTCATCATTCGTCCTTTAAGCGTATGGGCAAGACCATCTTGATATCGTCCTTGTTCGTCCGGATCACACAGGGGCTGGTGGGGCCGGTAAACTCAAGGATGATCGGATTCTTGTACGTCCCTCCGGCGGAAACCTTTGCCGCCTGCAAAGCGGACAGGAGATAGTTGCCGTTGAATCCGATGCGGAACGTGGATTCCTTGGGTACCGCCTTGTCGTAGTCGATGAAATCGCCGAGGGGTTGTGCATAGCCGAAAGTGAAATCCCGGCACCGGAAGGTGACATCCCTGTCGTTCTTTTCGACGCTGATATACACGCCCTTGGGCAGTTTCATATTCGGCTTCACATAGATGACGGCATCGGCGTCGCACTCACAGACGGCGTGTTCGACGCCGAGACAGTAGCCGTTGCAGGCGACAGCCTTTACGATACTGCGTGCGGCGTCAAATTCCAGCCGGACAAATTCGTGTGGGCCTCTGCCACCGACAAAAGCCTTTACGGCGGCAATCAGGCGGTTAAAGTCATTGCTGAATATCCTCGCGGTCATGATTTTCTCCTCCATTTTCTTCTAAAATTCTGCTGATGGGCATATTCAGTGCGGCGGACAGGCGCAGGAGGGTATCAAGGCGCGGGGCGGTGCGCCCGCGCTCGATGGTGTGGATGGTGCTGATGCCGGTGTCGGCGCGCTGGGAAAGCTGTGCCAGCGTAAGGCCCAGCTCCTTCCGGCGGCGGCGCAGGCGCTGGCCCAGCGCATGGGTATCCAGCTCCTTCATGCCGTCACCTCCGTTGTCTCCGTCACAGGGCGTTGCAGTCCGGTGTCGCGGTACTCCACATAGCGCTTGGGCGTGGCGCCGGGCGTCCTGCGCACCCGCACCACACACACCTCCAGCGCGGCGGCTGTGAGGATGCCGCAGAGGGTGCGGCGGTCGGCGTCGCTGTCGATGGGCTGGGGGATGCGCATCCAGCTGTCGTTCATATCAGATTCCTCCTCATCTTTTCTTTTCCCTTCATGGTGTAGCGGCAGTGCATGGTGACATGTGACGCCCTGCCGCAGCATGTGCAGTCGCCGACGTAGCGGGTGGCGTCCACCCGCACTACATGGGTCTGCAGCAGCTGCGTATAGCAGGCAGGGCAGAACGCACCCTTGCCGATGTGGTCATAGGCCGGATCCATGGGGCGGCACTTCCTCTATGTAAATTTCCGTGCGGGGATGCTCCTTGTCGTACAGGACGCGGCTGCCGTCGTGCCCGGCGACAATGGCGCTGTTGTCGTCCGCCAGAACCCCGTGATGCACCAGCAGGTCGCAGGTGGCTTCCAGTAGGTTGCAGAGGTCGACGCGCCGCCGCGTGGGCATGTAGTATAGGCAGCGGACATTCACGGGGCTGTCCAGCCTTTTCCGGTAGGGGAGCAGGCAGGGCCCCGCGTCCCGCTCATACTCCCGGTATTTCTGGCTGGGCAGGATCATGGGGCGAGAACGCACCATGACGATGTGCTGGGAGTTCTTCTTTGTCACCGGCGGCAGGGGGATGGTGATGCGGATCATGTCAGCGCCTCCTTGGCCTCCTGCCACGTCATCCCGTGTTCCCGTGCATAGCGGGAGATACGGCCCAGCTTGCGCTCCTTGTGGACGTAGTCCCGCATCCACGCAAAACGCTCCATCGTGTCCTGTGCCTGTTCTTCCTGCGTCTGCTCCTCCTGCGGCTCAATGCCCATCGTGATATCCGCCACATCGGGGAAAAATTTATTGCGTCTGGCATAGGCGACGGCGGCGGCTCTTACGTCCGCGTAGCTGTAAGGCTCTAAGGCGATCTCCCACGCCAGCTTCATTTTTGCCGTGACCTGCTTGTTCGGCCAGAACTGCGAAAACAGGGTAAAAAGCTTCTCAACCTCGCATCTGTCCATTTCTTCCTCCTCCGGTAGTACATACTCCCGCCGCCGTAATATATAACATTCGTTCTCTTACTCTCCCTCTCTCTCTTACTCTCTCTCTTTCTCCCCCTCTTTCTCCTTGCGCCTTTGTTTCGCGTTTGTTCCGCTTTTGTTATCCGTTTGATTCTGATTTGTTCTGGCGGTTGGCGGCTTTATTTCTGCCGCTGTCCAGTGTGGGGCGAATCAAATTAAATGCGACACTGGCGGCGGGGGAGAGACTGCTGGACGGTTCTGTTTCGTTCAGCGCATAGTCGCAGATCGCCAGAAGGATCTCCGCCTGCTGCTTTCTGGGAAGAGGCTGGATCGCATCCCAGTAGGAGCTGTAAAACGTGAATTGTTTGCGCTTCACACCGCCTCACTCCTTCTTCATCGCCCCGATGACGTAAACGCCGCGCTCCTTGTCCAGCGCCACCTGCACGGTGTAGTCTGTCAGCGCCTGCGTCACCAGCTCCTCAGGGATCTCCAGATGGTAGCCCCACAGTGTGTCGCAGTCCTCACGCTTCTCGCCAAACTGTACGGCACAGGCGGCGTAGTGCGCATCCATGCCGCGCCTGAACGCCTCGCTCACGCTCTCCGCGTCCTCGATGTGCTGCCGCTGGCGCTGTACGATGTTTTCCAGGTGCCGATTCTGCCGCCGCAGACCCTTGATCTCATCCTGCATCTTTCCCATTCTTTTCTTCCTTTCTCTCGTACTCGTCCGTCAGGTGCCGTGCGATGGTGCAATGCTCCCACGCACCGGCACAGAATTGATTCATGAAGCGGGATGCCGCGCCGCCCGTCTCGAAGCTGACGCGGCTTCCGCCCTCGCAACAGACCCGCCGTTTCTCGCTGCTGGTGAAGTAGGGGCAGGTGTACCGCTTGTGCCAGTAATCCATGCCGCTTACCCCTCCCATCAGAACGGCAGGTCGCCGTCGTCCTCGTCGATCTCCAGGAAGTCGGGTCCGGGAACACTGACGCCGCCTGCGGCAGGCTGGGCGAAGCCGTCCTGCGCGTCCTTCCGGCTGTCGCCAAAGTAGATGTTGTCCGCCAACACCTCGGCGCTGCGGCGCTTGTTCCCGTCCTTGTCCGTCCAGTCCCGCAGCTGCAAGCGCCCCTCCACCACGGCCATGCGGCCCTTGGAGAAATACTTGGACACGAACTCGGCGGTGTTGCGCCACGCCACAACGTCAATAAAATCCGTGTCCTTGGTGCCGTCCGCGTTCTTAAAGTCCCGGTCTACCGCCAGCGTGAAGCTGGTGACGGCGGTGCCGTTCTGCGTCCTGCGCAGTTCCGGATCGCGGGTCAGGCGGCCCATAATGAAAATCTTGTTCAGCATTTCAAATCTCCTTATCCAATTCTTTTTGTTCCGCAAACTTGTACATCATATGTGCTGCATACGAAATAGCCTGCATTAGATCCACTTCCCGCGTTCCTTTAACCTTGGAATACGCCTTGCATATCTCCGTCCCTTGGAAATACATACGCAATACAATTTTTTCTGGAGAGACATCCAACCCCAGCGTATACAGCCCAGCCCCACTGTTAGCTTTTGTAGGTTGAACGTCTTCCTTTTTCTGAAATGCGCCATTCTCCACTCCAAGCTCTCGGACTAACAGGTCGTATGTGTAGTCAGCCATATCGCCTGTGCAAGAGCACAAGAAGTTTGAGTTGCGACCGATGCGCCTACACACATCAGATTGCGTCATACCGTGCTCCCGAATATGCTTTTTTATAGCCGGGATATCCACCTTGATTCGTTTCATTTCTTTTCACCCATTCCTCTCATAAATAACTTTTGCCGAACTCGCGGCGGAAGTCCTCCTCCGTCCAGCCCTGCTCCTGCATAGCCTTCAGCTGGCCGTAGCGCCGCAGCCTACGCATCTGGTCGCCGCTCCGGTGTACGGCACTCTTGCCGTTCCGGTGGCACCTGTTGCCGCAGAGCCACACTACCAGGCCGTACTTTTCGCTTTTCTTGCGGTTCGTCCCGCCAAAAATGTGGTGGCATTCCAACGGGTCGTTTGTGTCACGCCGTCCGCACAGGAAGCACCGTATCATACGCTCACCTCTCCCCACCGGCTCACAAGGGCATCCAGCTCTCGCGGCGTCATAGTCTCGATGCCGACATCCCGGCAATCCTGCACGATGGCGTCTATCAGCCGCGCCATCTGCTCCGTGTCGTATACGGAGCTGCCGTACCAGACGGTCACGTTCACGCAGCCCTTGATTTTGCTGGGGCCGGTATCGGTCATCCAGCCGATACCGTTCCGTTCCCAGCTCCGGCAGAACGCCTCCGCCGCCTTTTCCCGCAGGCACAGCACCTCACTGACGCCGCCGATGCTCTGTATCTCCTGCCGGTATACCTTCTCTCTCGCAACGCCGTAGTGCGCCGCCAGCTTGTCCAGCAGCACCCACGCATACCCGTTGGCATCGAGGCTCCGCCCCTTGCCCTTGATGGTGGCGGTGTACGCCTTGCCCGGCTTCAGCGCATCACAGACCTCCATCGCCGCCTCCGGTGACTTCACACGCAGGCAGAGCCACGCGCCCTCGCTGTCCTGCGACCAACGCGCCGCGTTAACCGTTACCTGCCGCATGGTTGTTCTCCGCTCTCATGCAGCCCCAGCAGAGCCGCTTGCCGTACTTCTTTACCGCGTTCTCTACGATCTCGTTGGTGGGATACACACGATCCCCGCACTTTACCGCCTTGATGGGCAGTCCGCAGAACTCACACAGCACCGGCGCCTCCTGCTTGCTCTCCGGCTTGTCATACTTGCTCCTATCCGCCTCCCAGTACACGTCCGCGCCAAAGCCAAGCGCCTTACAAGCCACAGAGATAGCGTCCGTCAGCGCCATCTTAAAGCACTCGTCGGAGGTATAAGGCCCGTTCTTCTCCTTAGCGACAAACGCACTGCCGCCCGTGCCGGGGATCGCGTCAGACCACACGCCGTCGGCCTTTACAAACAGGTCAATGTCCAGAAATGCGGCTACTTCGCCGTTCGCGCCCTGCTCAAGCCGCTTGTCAGCGATGACGTATTTCCATCCGAAGCCGCAGGGGCCGAACTTCTCTGTCAGCGCCTTAATACGCCACATGGGGTTGATGTCGGTCTTGCCTTTCAAGCGGCCCGCCTCGATGCGCCTTTTTGCGCTGTCCGGCACACTGCGGACTTCGTTGTAGATCGTCAGATTATCCATCACTTCACCCCCATGTTCGTCCGCTCACACAACTCCGCACCGGTCACGGCCATGCCGGACTTGAGCAGCGGCGCAATGTCCGTCTTGCTCACCGTCGGCTGGGCATACGTCACATTGCCGTCGTAGCCGTTGTCCATGCACCACTGCACCAGCGCCTCCATGTTGGTGATCTCTACCGCCGTGCTCTTGCGATATGTCACGGCACACTTGGCCGTCTGGAACGGCGCACCGTCCAGCGCCCGGTCAACGTAACCCAGCAGCTTGTCCCGCTTGGCTTCCAGCGCCCTGCGCCGCTCCGCCAGCTCCTTTTCCTCCTCCCGGATGGCATTGGCCTCCGCCGCCAGATTCTTCGTCCAGCACACGATGCCCTCGATCTTGGCGTCCCTCGCCATCTGGAGTTCCTCAAAGGCGTCAAAGTCAAGGACTTCGCCGGTCTCGTGGTCGATCAGGTTCTCCAGCGCCTGGTCGATGTGATACAGGCTCAAACTCATTTTCTTTCCTCCCATGCGTCCACCGCCGTGATGCAGTTGTCGCACCCGACGATCTCGCCGTTCTCGTTTTTGTAGTAGGTGTCCGTCTCCTCCCCGCACACGGGGCAGACGGGCACGTCGTAGCCCTTCGGCTCCACCGGGCCGTCCCGGTATTCCATCACGCTCCGCATGACATCCACCACAAGGCGGTCAGCAGAGCCGCCCACAGGACAAGCGCCGCAATGCCCAGCGCACGTTCCAGCCGCTTCCGCCTGCATCGCGCGGAGTATTCCCGCGCCCGGCGGTTCCGTTCTCTCTTGCTCATCGTCCCAGCGCCTCCACGCCCTTGACGATAGTCCAGCTCAGCCACGCCGCGCCGATAAACGCCAGCGCCCATGCAAACGTACTCATTCCTCCACCGTCCTTTCCGCGATCCATGCGTCCAGCTGCTTCTTGAAGATCTGGAACACAGGGCTTCGCTCCATCTCGATCACGATCCCGAAGGGATACACCCCCTGCTTGATGCCCTGCCGCAGCGTATCCGGCGATATGCTCAACCCGCGATCTCGCAGGTACTGTGCCGCGTCCTGCGGCGTCAGCGTCGCGATCCTGCTCATTTCTTTCTCCTCTCGATGATGGCATCCAGCGCACTTTCCATGCGCTTCTGGATGTCCTTCGGCTTCTTCACGCCGTTCAGGATCTGGCACACATACGCCTTTCCGATCCCCAGCTCCGCGCCCAGCTCGGCGTAGGTAATGCGGTTGTTGTGCATCCTCCCGATCAGGCGTCCCGTCCATGCTTCCGGCATTTCTTATCTCCTTTCAAATTTATAGTTGCAAAAGTTTACTTTTCGTGATACCATAAAGTTGCCACACATCATGCATCACGAGGTGCTTATGACCAGATACGATCTGCTTTCCGTCCTTCTGGACAACGGCGGCGAAATGGAACAGTCCCAGCTGTTGAACAAATTCCCGGACGCCCAAGTTACCGCCGAGGGCTTTTTCCAAATGCTCCTGGATGACCGCTGCATCAAATGCGGCAAAGAACCGCGGTCAACTGTCTCCATCACATTCAAAGGCAAAGCCCTTTACTCACAGCTTGATCAGGAAAAGAAAGACCACGACGAGGAACGCGCCTACATTCGAGCCGTAAATCACAGCTCTCGCAATATCGCAATAATAGCCGCGTGCGCTGGTGTGATCGCCGCAGTCTTGTCCTTTATCCAAATTCTTCTGCTTCTCCTGTGATAACCGCCGTAAATGGCTCACCAGCACCCAAATGTTCCCGATCAATACAGCGGTGCAGTACTGAAAGGCCAATACTGCTCCTGCGCCCATTCTCTCACCCCCTCTCTCTTTGTTGCGTTTGTTACCTAACACGATGCCATTATATAGCTAACATTCGCAACAGTCAACACGAAATGTTGCGTTTGTACACTTTTGTATCCTTGCACAACAAGGAGGTATAAATTTTGTTTTATTTGACGTTTATTGAGCTATGCTCAAAAATAAAAAAGTCCCCATCCGCAGTCGCAGAGGAGATGGGATTCAAAAGATCAGTTGTCACGCGCTGGCGGAACGGGACAGTCCCCCGCGATGCCAACTTGCAGCGCATAGCCGACTATTTTGGTGTTCCGGTCGAAACCCTGACCGCAGGACAAAAAGAAACCGCGCCCACCGTTACCGATGAGCGCGATCTTGAAATGCTGTCTCTGCTGTCCCGCCTTACGCCGGAGCAGAAGGAGATGCTTCTTCTCCAGATAAAAGGGCTTTTGCCGCCGCAAGAATAATGTCCTTCTCCGTTTCTCCAAGCTGTACAAACAGCTCCATTAGTTTTTTGTCCATTTTCTTCCCCTCTCTTTCGTCAAATCGCATAGTTTTTTGCTCCGTGTTTGGCTATATATCCAAATTTATTTTCTTAACTTGTTTACATTCCGCGCAGTTTGTATAATTTTCTCTGAAAGGGGGTGTATGTATTGCGAAATGAAGATATAAAGGCAGGTGTAATTGGCACACTCGCATTATTTTCCGTTGGTTGCGTAGTAGCAAGAAATGTTTTCCCTGACCCATTTTGGTTAATCGCAAGAGTTCAGTTTCTTGTTCTGGCTGGAGTATTTATCGGATATTGCGCATACAAAGGCACAATGCGGATAGAGAACGCAGTTTCTCCAAGTGATTTAGCCTATGTTTTTGATGACACGTTCAGCAGAAATCACGTTATTTGCCCAAAAACAGGTGATATGTGCTTAGACACAAAATGCGCGCCAGGAATCATGCAAACATACGGGATGGCAAAAACCAGATATTTGTTAACCTATTGCGAAACGCCAAATATTTGGTCATTCGGTGTGCAATGGCTTTTATTTTCTGCCTCATCCGTCTGTTTTCTTCGTTTATGGGAACAGCACACAGGTCTTAAACTAATTCCTTTTGGAGCTGTTTTTGCAGCAATTCCGGTGGTATCTTATTTCTTATTTGATTATTATGGGAAAAGTAGCTTGTCCTGTCCTAATGCATTTTCAATGAAAATTCCACCGATTGATGATGTTGCCGGATTTAATAACGCAATGGAGCATTATTGTGTTTATCTATACGCTTGTTCACTCGTAATGCAAACCGCGTCTACAACTTATTCCAGATTTAAGTCAATCGCATTTTATATATCTTTTGCCTTGATATGTTTTGCGATTATAACATTCTAAAGATATAGCCGCCCCCGCCGCCTCCGCAACGGCGACGGGGGCTTACAGCAGAACACCAACCATCACGCGCACCTGCTGCGGCTTCACCGTAACAAAACCGCATTAGGCAGGTCAACGCCGGAACAAGGCAGACCGCCCCGTTGCGCCAAACCGAAACGGGGCAGGCCGCGCCCAGTTGAGGGAGGAATGAATACAAATGGAAGAATCTTTACAGGAAATTTGCAGAGAAGCCAAATACCGAGAAAAGATGACGGCGCAGGACATATCCGACAATTCCGACGTTCCGCTGTCCAGCGTCAACAACTTTTTTTCATCGTCGTCCAAAATGCCGTCTATCTACACCGCTGGACCCATCTGCCGCGTCCTCGGTGTGTCGATAGACGCTTTTTTTCATATTCAGCCAACACCCGATCCGTCCATAGAAGCACAACTTGCCCACGAACAGGAGATGAACCAGCTCCGCGTCAGAGCCATACGTCACAAGAATTATCTGATCCTCGGCCTGATGATCCTGCTTGCCATCGCCCTGGCATACGGCATTACCATTGATATGCTAAACCCCAATATTGGACTGTTCCAGAAATAAAACATCTGTTCTATTTGTTTGCTACCATTGTATATGACAAGTTTCTTGTTTTCAATCGGCAAGATTTACAAGATTCTTGTTTCTTCTTTGTGAGGTGTCCCTATGTCTACTTGTATAAAATGCGGCGTCCAACTGGTACCGGATGCCTTATATTGCCATATCTGCGGGAAAAAGCAGGTCACGGCCTCCCGCAAGGCGCTGAAACGCCCCAATGGGTCAGGCACGGTGTATAAGCTGGGTGGGCGGCGGTCGCGGCCTTGGGTCGCCGCAAAAGACGGCGTGTATATCGGGTACTACGAGCGGAAGACGGACGCGCTTGCTGCACTGGATCGGCTGGCAGGCCGTCCGCTGGAGGAAAAGTTCAATATGACCTTTTCCGAGGTGTTCACCGAATGGAAAGCCGAACACTATCGGGAGATAGGGGAGAAGGGCGTGGAATCCTATGACAGAGCCTACGCTGTATGTGCGCCGCTGCACAACAAGAAATTTCGTGACCTGCGCACAAAGGACTTTCAAGCCATCATCGACAGCAACATGGCAAAGTCCAACTCCACGCTGTCTAAATACAAGCAGCTCATGACCCAGATGGCCCGCTGGGCCGTCCGTGAGGAGATTGCCACAACTGACTTTGCCAAATACGTCAAACTGCCCCAGCAGGTAAAAAAAGAAAAAGCCATCTTTACAGATGACGAAATCGCGCTATTGGAAAAAGACGGCTCCGACGCCGCCAAGATCGCCCTTATGATGATTTACACCGGTATGCGCATAGGCGAATTGTTCTCCCTTCCGCTGAAAGACTACCATGAATCGTATGTGATCGGCGGCGAAAAGACAAAGGCCGGCAGAGACCGCGTTATTCCCATCCGACCGGAGGGCAGGAAGTATTTTGCATACTTCGCCTCCCGCGCCACCGGCGACCTGCTTCTGTCCGGCTACGATGGGCAGCGCATCCCCGCCAATTACCGCAAGCGTGACTTCTATCCGTTGCTGGAAAAGCTCGGTATCCCAAAGCACACGCCCCACGCCACGCGCCACACCTTCGCAACATGGGCGAGAAATGCAGGCATCCAGCAGGAGATTTTGCAGAAGATCATCGGTCACGCAAGCTTCTCCACCACGGCGGATATTTACATCCATGCAGACGCGGAAAAGCTCATCTCCGCCGTTGAATCTGCAAGTAATTTGTAAGCAACCGAAAAAACCTAAAACAGCTTAACACGGATTCTGGTTATTGTTTTCCGTGAAACATCATCAAAACACCGTGAAAACCGCGCAGAAACGTTGTAAAATTCCGTTATCCATATTTCACACGCAGGAGGTCACTGGTTCGAGTCCAGCAGTCTCCACCACAAAAATCCCTGTAACCACAATGGTTACAGGGATTTTCTTATTTCCTCCAAAACACGCTTGTAAGTAACGTGTAAGCAACGTTACCCGTTCTCAACAACGTGCATTGCCTGCCGCAGCGCTTCCTTTACGTTGGGATCGTCGGTGTCCTGCATCATGCGCTCGATCAGATCCTTTGCCTTGCCCTCATCGCGGCTGTACCGGCCCATAGAATCCCTCTTGCGCCGATACGAGCTGCCTCTGTTGTAGGCGGTGCGCCCGGAAGACCAGTCGCGGGAATAGCCATCATCGCGGGAATACCCATCGTCGCGGCTGTAGTCACCGCTTTCAAACATGGCGATTTTGTCAATGTTCTTGATGGACGATGCCAGTTTGTGGATGGCGTCCAGTTCAGCAGCGCTCAGCTCCCGCTGGCCGGAAAACTCAGACAGCTCCTCGCACAGCATCTCCCGGATGCTGAAAAGCTCCTTCATGTTCATGTCGTTCCTCCTTTCAGCAGACGCGCTCCACGATCATGTTGCTATTGGCAAAGCTGATCGCCTGAGCGCTGGTGTTCTCCATCGCCACCGTTACGCAGCAGCCCTTCGGCACGTCCACGTTGGCAGCGACGAAGATATTGAAATAGTTCTCCACGGCGGCGGGCGTTACCGTTGCCACGGCGCTGGTCAGCGGCTCTCCGTTGATAGCCAGCGCGGCGGAGATTGCACCCACCGTGCCACCGGTGGGGATGGCGATGTTTCCGCCGAAGGACACGCGGAACCGTGCCTTACACTGGTTTGTCAGGCCGCGCAGGAACACCTGCCCGCTGCCCTCGCGGTGTACGACGCAGGACTTGCCCGCAACGGCAGTTTCCGTCAGCGGCACATTCTGGCCGGCAGCAACGCTGACAATGTTGGAATTGGTAAACTCAGCCATAAGATCATTCCTTTCTAAAGGGGTCGAAATCGACCAGTTTAAAATACAGCGGCGGGACGATTGCCCCGCCGCCTTTCAATATCAGCCCGGAGCTGAACAATTTCCGTTTTGGAAATAGATTTTTATGCAGTTGTCAGCAGCCAGAGCAGCCGGTGTAGCTGCCAGCCCACGGGTTGCAGGACGCATACGCCGGGATAGGCGTAGGCCGCAGCTGGGAGATCAGGTAGTTGTTCTGCGCAGCCTGAGACGCGGCCAGACGCAGCTCCTGATTTGCGCTCTCCAGATCGCGCATCTTGGAGTTGGTCAGAAAGTCCAGGATGGCGCGGCTGTTGGCGTTCTGATTCTCCACGATGTCGCGGGTGGCGTTCTGCACGGTGTTCCGCGTGTCACACGCCTGCGTCGCCATGTCATAGCGCACCTGCGCGATGGCGGCTCTATTCTCGCAGCAGCAGTTTGCCGCCTGCATCTGCATGGCGCTGAGCTGCTGCATCAGTGCGGCCTGCTGGTTGGCGCGGGACAGCTCGGCATTGCCGAATCCGGTCAACAGCGTGTTGTTCACGGCATAGAAGCCGTCGCACAGCCCGCCGTTGATGAGATCCATTTTGCGCTCGATGTTGGAGAAGTCGGAGGCCAGCACATAGCCATCCACCACACCGCCGGAATTGCCGTTGTTGCCCCAGCCGTTGCCGCCCCAGCCGCAGAACGCGAACAGGAACAGGATGATGAGGAACCACGCGCCGTCTCCGCCAAAGCCAAAGCCGTTACCGCTGCCATTGGCAGGGGCCACAGGCATGGTCATGGTGGGCATACCCTCGGAAAGAGACATAGTATCACTCCTTTTTATTGATGTAATTTATCTGAATCGCGGCCACGATCAAGAAACAAGTTACGTTTTGTCTTACGTTCCGTCTTACGTTTCGTCTTATGTTTTGCTTATTCCATCAGACTTTGAAATTGCTTCGCCATCTGCTGGAGCTGGTTCAACTGCTGCTGCGTGAGCTTGCCGCTTTGCAGCAGCTTCTCCACCTCTACCTTGGGGTCGCCCTGGAAATTCGCCTTGAACTGCTTGAACTGCTGCACCATCTGCATAAAGCCGTTGCCGCCGCCCATTGCACCGAAAAACGGATTATTCATCGCTCTTTTCCTCCTTGCGCTTCTTGCCCTTCATTTCGCTCACAAGCGCCGCCAGCGCGTCAAACTCTTTACGGGTCACATATTCCGCAGCGGGCGCTTTCTGCGTGTCAGGAGCGCTTGCAAGCCGCTCCACAAGGTCGTACACCTTGAGCGTCGGCTTGCCGCTTGCATCGGCCTGTTTTAGATACACCGCGGGCGCCGTCGAATCCCACAGCGCCACCGCCGCATTGGGCGCGACCATCCAGCTTCTTGCCTCCTGTTCGCCGGATACCCACTGCACGCCGCTCTGCGGCAGGGGATTTTGCGGCATCGGCGGAATGGCCTGCATCTGCTGCTGCCTCAGCTGGGCGAGGTTGTCCTGCATCGGCGGCATATAGGGGTTTCCGTAGTATGGATAGTTCATGCTTCATCCGTCCTTTCCCAGTAATACAAGGGTGTTTCGGCTCCGGAATCCCATGTGTCGTGCCAGTCTCCGTCTATCACGCACACAACATGGGACGCCAGCGCCAGCAGATATGTACCACGCGGGTGATCCATTGCAAAATCACTCACGGAATAGCTGTCCGAACAGTCCTCCGGGATGATATGTCGTGTAAAGCCCAGCTTCTTGAGATACGCGCCCCACACGTTGTTGGCGCTGGGCATATCCGCAAGTGCCAGACCCTGCATACAAAGCTGCACATACGTCTCATGCCATCCCTGCCCCGTGGCGCGGCAGATCGCGCGAACAGGACAGTCTCCCACGTTCTTGCCAGAGGGATTCGGGTTATACCATACGAACATCACGACCACCTCTCTTTACCGCCAGCATACGGCAGATATCGCCGGAAAAAGCGTCAAGAAAAGGGCGAAAAAGTGCGTGTCGTTTTTTGTCGAACGATTTTTCTTGCGTTTCCCGCTTGTGCGCGTTACAATAAAAATACCCCGATCCCTTTCCTGCGTTCCATGTGCAGCAGGAAAGAAAAAAAGACACACCTACACGGTGTGTCTTTTTTCTGCTCTCAGGCCGTCGGCCATTTTTTTGTATGCGGTACGGCGGCGGCGCTTTACGCCGTCAACCGATACGTTCATGCGGAACGCCTGCTCCACGCAGCTTCGTCCCCGCACATCGCATTCCGCGATACACTGTGCCTCCTCCTGCGGCAAGTCAAAAGATTGGATCCACGCGATAGCTCTCTTGGGTGCCATGCTATGCAGCATAGCCCGTATTTCCCGGTGCTCCTGATTCATCCTGCGTTACGCAGGCTTGCGGATCGCCTTGCGGCGGGATGGTGCCATAGGATGGTTGCCCTATCGCCCGTTGCTCCTTTCCTTGATTTACGGTGCTCGCCACCGGTTTTTCAGATCATCCACAGATTTTACCTTCTGCTCCGTTTTCATAATCGCCTCGACGCCCTGTCGCACGTCCTTCTCATCGTAGCCGTGCTCCAGCATCTCCTTATAGATCATCCGCGCCGTCTTTGTGTCGTTCTCCTTCTGCGCCAGATAGAGCAGCTCGCACCAGCGCTTTCTGTTCCCGGCGCTCCTGTCCATACGGTAGATGGCCTTTTCCATCTCGAACATCAGACGCACATTACCGGTTTCGCTGGCAATAGTCCGAGCCAAAGACCACACGTCGCGGCCAAGGTTTGCCACGCTGACGCCAAATATCTTGCTCACAGCGGTCAAAAGCTGCTTGCAAGCGTAAGCGGTGGTATATTTTCCCTCGCCGGTAACGCTGCTGTACATCGTCTGGGTCGCCCGCACAATGTCACCGATGGCATCTGCGTCCATTCGCTCTACGGAGTAGCCTTGCAGGATGGAGATCAGATCCTTTGCATAGGGCAATCTTCCGACCAGCGTAATGTTGCCCTTCAGGTTTCCTTCCAGCAAAACGTTCTTTGCCAGCTCTCCGAAGCTCTCCTCATCTCCGCTGACACCGGTAAGCGCCGCGAAGAAACGCGCCCCATACTTTTTCTCCTTGTCATCGTCGCGCAGCGCGTCAACAAGGGACTGTGCCAGCGAGTTTATAAGATCCGTTACCAACAGCGCACCCACGGAGCGCTTCAACTGCTTCAATGCAGCGCTCCGCTTCTGCATGTTGGTTTCAAAACGCCATGCGTCATAGGAGCGCATCAGGATATTCAGACTTTTCAGCGGCTCACCCATAAAGGACGTGGCCTGCCGCGTCAGCGCGTCGCTGTCCCGCATGATCTGCGTCCGCTGCATGATGCCGTCTACCACCTGCGTTTGGTCGATGACGTCCGTAAACAGCTCCGCCACCTGCCGGTAATACGCATCGCTGCCTACTTCCGTTTTTGTGTCTGCCGCCACCTGCCACTCGCAGGCATTCCAGATCCTGCCCCATGTAATGGCGTCCGCATTGGCAGCGGCCCGGCTGCTCCAGTCGCTCAGTTTGTCCATAACGCTGTCGCTGGAGCCGTACACCTCTCGCGCAATGGTGTACCGGCTTCCCTGGTCAAAGCCGGACGAATCCTTGATGCCTGCAATCGCCGCCCAGTTTCTGGCCTTGTCCCAGCCGTTGCCGTCCGTCACGCCTTTTGCGATGCCTTTCGCCATGTTCTCCGGGTCGAGGATCACCGCCGCCCGGAAAAATGCCGTGGGCTGCTGGATGACCACGCGCCAGTTGGAGCCGACAGCCGCGCCCTTGGTATTGCCCACGATCCGCTCAATGCTTCTGGTGGTGTCGCTGGAATTTTTCACCATGCCGTTCTGCATATCCCGCATCAGATTCCGCCAATACTTCTGTGCCGCGTCTCCGTATACGCCGGACAACACCTGCTGCATATTCCGCCCCGTCAGATTCCCGCTGCTGTCGCGGTACCGATAGTTGTACAGCCGGTTGATATCCTCCATCGGTGCCAGCAGCGTGGCGTATTTGATCATGTCGCTGGCGTTCTGCGCAAACACGTCATACGCACCGCCGATGTCCAGCGCATTGCTGGCGTTGGGAGTTAGCGCCTTTGCGCTGCCCATGTTCTTGATCGACCGTGCGTTATCCGCGTCCTTCTCCACGCTGGAGGCCACTGCATCCTTTGCGGCTTTGATGGGCCAGTAATGCTCCTCCTTGAATTTCCGATAGCCGTACACCTGCATACTGGCGTTGTTGCCCCACTCCGCCAGTTTGGTGCTTGCCAGCTTTTGCAGACCGTTTGCCACCTTGACCTGCTCCGGCGTCAACACAGAGGTGATGGCCTTGATGTCATCCTCCGTCAGCAGAATGTTGTCGTTCCCGCGCGGGATCTCTTTCAGCTTGCCGTCCCGCTTGATCTCCGGCTGCACAATGCCGCCCACCGTCAGATGGTGCATGGCCTGTTCGCCGCGCCGCGCCAGATTGTACAGGTTCATGATCTGGTCGGTGGTCAGCGTCAACTCCACGCCCCGGCCTGTGGTGAAAGTGTGCCGGTCAAAGCGTTTTTTATACACGTTCTTGTCCAAGAACTTTTCCGCCTCGCGCTGCACATCCCTCAGCATCCAGTGCTGCTGATCCTGCGCGTTCCGCAGCGTTCTGTACAGTTGCTTACCTGCATCGCCGTAGGCAGAGAAGAACGTATACGGGTCTGCCATATCCAGAGAAATTTTGCGGTTTCGCCGCTTCCTGCCCATGCTGTCCGCCGCAAATCGCTCCGCCCACTCGCTGGTGCTCTTGTACTTCGCGGAGGAGAGCGTCTTGTCGTAGGTTGTCAGCGTCGTTTCAATGGCACGGATCGCGTTCCACACCGTTTCCAGCTCGGACACGCTCATATCCGCAATGCGCTTGCCGCCCAGCGCGGACAGAGAATCCAGCAGACCGCCGCTTTCCGTCAGCGCCGGGTCTACTACCATATTCCCCTCGTTGTCCAGAATATCATCATAGATCTGCTTGAGCCGGTCTGCCTCCAGCGTCCTTCTGGTGGGGTCGCCGTCCGCGTTCTTCCGCAGCCGCCCGTTTTCGTCGTAGCTGTACGCGCTTTCCAGATTGATATTTTGCAGCAGGCTTGCCACCGCCACACGTAGCTTCTCCGGAATGTGCTGCTTGTCCGTTGGATTCACCAACTTACGGGAGATCGCGCCGGTGTGCCGTGCGATCCGCGCCCGCATCGCCGTTGCTTTCCGTTTTTCGCTGCCCTTCTTGGTCTTCTCGTTGTACTTCTTCCGCAGCGCGTTTACGTCGTCCCGGCGCTTCTGCCGCTCACGGGACAGCATCTCACGCACACGACCGACGGCCTCCTGCTTCTCCAGCGCACGCCTGTCTGCATACGTTTTCTTCTGCCGCACCTGATCGGAAATCATTCCGTCAATGATGTCGTTGGCAATCTCCTGAATGGCTGCATCACGGTAGCTGTCGAAGGGGTTTTCATAGATGGTGTCCATGCTGTCCAGCACGTCACCTATTTGCAGCAGCATGTCCGCCTCGGTATACACGTCGCTGGGGAAATAGCCCTCGCCAAACATCTCCGCCAACTCGCCATACACGGTATCCACAGACGTGCCATTGGACTTGTTCAGTTTCAGCGTTCCCATGTGGCTCTTTCGAAAATCGCCGTAGTTTGCCATGTCCCCGCCGAACTGGATGGTCTGCCGCTTCAAATAGTCCCGAATTTCCAGCAGCTCCGCGCCGTACTCCGTCAGCTCCGTCGTGTTGTCCACGATGGCCTCCGCCACGGCCTTGGCGTGTGGCATCAAATCCTCCATCGTCACGTCCCGCTTCATCACAGCCTTGGCAAGCGCGTCCATCTCGCTTTGCACGTCCGCGTATTTCACATCGCTGCCGTACTCGCGGATGAGATTCTGCCCCAGCTTTTTCACGTCCCGCAGCACCACGGACGGTTCCTTGCTGATGCGCATTTCGCCCTTCAGCTCCTGCACCCGCTGTTTCAGCGCCTCATTCTGCTTGGCCAGCACGTTTCGCTCCTTCTTGAGTTCCCGCGCCTCGCGCTCCACCTCCGCCGTATTCTTGAGCTGATACCGGAACTTTTCAAGCTCCGATACATACGGTGTCGTTCCATTCTCAAAGTACGCCTTTATGTCGTTGATGACCTTGCTGCTGTGCGTCCCCTTCGGGTATTCCGTGCTGGACACGGTATTCCCGTTGGCGTCATCCAAATCCAGAATGACTTCGCCTCTGTTTTTGCTAATGAAGTCAGCCAGAGAATCAAACTGCGCCTTTGTGGGCATGACCGACAGGTTGATACCGCCGCTTTCCGGGCTGATACGGATATTCCCCTCGCCCATAAACTGTACCATCGCGCCGCTGTAATCGTCCCCGCCGTAATCAAGCCCCAGCGCGCCACGGATATTCCGATGATCTACGGTTCGGTAGCCGCCGGGGCCACCATCATGCCGTCCGGAGAAGTCCAGTTTCGTGCCGTCCGTGGTGATGTACCCGGTCTCGTTCCAGCTGTACGTCTTGCCGAAAAATTCCTTTGCGGATTTTACATGATCTTTTTTCTCCGCCTCCGAGTAAGCTTTCAGCGAAAACCGTATATCCGGGTCGCTGGTTGGGTTGGGATTGTCCACCCGTTTAATCTGCTCTGGAGAAAACGCAATGTAAACTGTATCAGGTGTCCCGTTGTCGTCCATGATCTCATCCGTTGACCTTACAATGATACCATCATGTCCGCCATCTTTTGCCCAACGCTTCAAATCCGAATGCCTTACGTCCGCCTGCCCAGCGGCGCTTCCCCAGCCGCTATCCTCAACAATGAGAGGATTTCGCAGATTCAAATACGCCTCCATTACATAACCACCGCCAAGTTTGCCGGATGCATTTCCAGCATACCCTTGCGCATCTTCCTTGTACGGAGTGAAATAAAATCCCAGATCACCACCTCGAAGCGGGTAATTTTGCTCGATTTTGTCTGGGTCAAATACAGTAAATTCCGCGTCTGTTCCGTGATAGACAGTAAGAAGCCGCCCCTCCGCATCCCGCACCTTGCTGTCCTTGAAAAACTCCTGCTGCTGTTCAGAGAGCTTCCGCCCGGTGCTATCCGTGGATTTCAGTGAAAACTGCGGCTTGACATTCTCGCCATCGGTGAGTATACTGGTACCAGAAGCATTCCCCCGCTGAGCGCCGGAGTTTCCGGAAGAGCCGTTAATTTGGGGAGTGCTTCTTTCTTGCAT